TATAACAACCAGAAGGTAGAGGCAGCGTTCAGAAAAGATTTAGTACTTGGTGAAGATGATAAAGCCAACTATGCACAGCCTGAAACTATATGGAGTTTATTTACTGGTATAAAATTCAACTATCATAGACTGTACTTACACTATGGTTATTTTGATACATGGATGATTACCTATGACCAGTTTATGGTTATTGTTCCGTATCTGATTATGGGACCGAGTCTTTTTACTGGTGCAATAATGTTAGGAATATTAGTACAAGTTAGTAATGCGTTCAGTAAAGTACATGGTGGGTTCGCTTTGTTCTTACACAACTGGACAACGATTACAGAGCTGAGAAGTATTTGGAAACGTCTACATGAGTTTGAAAGAAATTTGGATAGATATGAAATCAAATAATGTGCTACTAACAGTATGGACAAAACGGGGAAGAAAATCTATACACCTACCCCATGAAGCACTTGACAAAGTAAGAAAAATGGTGTATAATAAACGTGAGTACATAATTGAATATAGTATTTGCGTATCTGATTATGAGAGGGAAAGTGAAGATGGAATTATACAGACAGATAAAGAAACAGAAGTATGGGCCTAATGATTATATAATGAAAATGGGTATGGGTGTGTGGGGCCTGCGAAAGCATCACATAAACGCACAGTATTATTATGCTGTGCCAGTGAATGATTATGCTGAGAAAAGATGTGATAAGTTGGGTAAGTCTCCGTTTCGTGGCCTTTGGTGGTTTATAAATCGAAATGGTAATTGGGACTTAACTAGAACCCCTGAGGTGTGGTGTGAGACTTATAATGATTGGAGTTATTTAAGATGAGTTTTTTGAAAAATGTTTTAAAGGAGACAGGGAATGAATATGGAACGATTGTTAGTGATGGGCTTGCTACTGCCGATGTCTCTGGTTATGTGGACACTGGCAGTTATGTGTTTAATGCTCTTGTCTCCGGTTCTTTATATGGTGGGTTACCTCAAAATAAGATCACGGCGCTTGCAGGAGAATCGGCAACTTGAAAATCATTCTTCGTCTTAGGAGTTTGTAAAGCATTTCTGGAGTCTGATCCCGATGCCAATGTAGTATTCTTTGAGAGTGAATCAGCTATCACCAAAGATATGATTGAAGATCGTGGTATAGATTCTACAAGAATGGTGATACTGCCTGTCACAACGGTACAAGAGTTTCGTTATCAGGTGTTAGCGGTATTAGATACATATCAAAATGATGAAGAAAGAAAACCATTAGTGATTTGCCTTGATAGTTTGGGTATGTTATCCACAACGAAAGAGATAGAAGATACAGAGGCAGGCAAAGAAACCAGAGATATGACACGGTCACAGATAGTTAAGGCTACCTTCCGTGTACTTACATTGAAGTTAGGTAAACTAGGAATACCATTGATATTGACCAACCACACTTATGATGTGATTGGTTCTATGTTCCCACAGAAAGAGATGGGTGGTGGTTCAGGACTCAAGTATGCTGCATCACAGATCATTTATCTCTCAAAGAAGAAAGAGAAAGATGGCACAGAGGTGATAGGTAACATCATCCACTGTAAGACATACAAGTCACGACTGACAAAAGAAAATCAAATGGTAGATGTTAGACTATCATACACTAAAGGTCTTGACAGACACTATGGGTTGTTAGAGTTGGCAGTAGAGGCTGGTATCTTCAAGGCAGTGTCAACAAGAATAGAGTTGCCTGATGGTACAAAGACATTCGGTAAGACAATCAATAATGATCCTGGAAAATATTACACTGAAGAAGTTATGGAACAGATAGATACATTCGCTAAAGAAAAGTTTTGTTATGGATAAGTACATTAAAATTTATGATGATGTCATTGATGCAGACTCATGTAATATGCTCATTGGTAAATTTGAAGCAGCAGAAGAAGACCAGTATGAAGAAGTCCGTCAGGTAGAACGTGATAAGGCTATTGCTTTCACGCAGATTAATTTAGTCAATAATGAAGACTGGGCATCTGTACAGAACGGTATGCTTCAGGTGTTTCAAGATTATATTATGGCGTACATTAATGACTGTAAGATTGAACCGAAACAATGGCCACAGACTTATGGTTATGAGGCCATAAGAATGAAACGCTATCTGAATAATGATTATGATAGGTTTGATCCTCACGTTGATGTATTGAATTCTGAAACATCACGAAGGTTTTTATCTTTTTTTATCTATCTGAATGATGTAGATGAAGGTGGTGAGACAGAGTTTATTAATATAAATAAACCTGGGACATATATACCGCTCAAAATTAAACCACGACGAGGTCAACTGTTGATGTTTCCTCCTTTGTGGATGTACTATCACGCCGGTTTAAAACCAGTGTCTAATTCCAAATACCTTATAAATTCGTACTGTCATTATGATTAAATGGACCTATGTAGTTCACCAACCTACAGACCAAGATGCTATCTTACTCCAAGAGGGTGAGTTTGAAGGTGTTGTTTGTACTGTCACTAATGTAAAGTTTCCTATGTATAAAGAAGATGGGTCTCTTATTGGTTTGGAAGAGGCAGAAAAGATTCCCTTGACATTTGACTATGATATATTGTATAATAAAGATAACAAGTGGCACGAAGAATCTAAAGATAGATTTTTAGATATCATCGGCAATATTTTATTTGATATTATTGAAGAAGGCTTAGATAATGACCGAATCAGTTACAACACAGAAGATAGAAACGACAATACTGAATAATTTAATCTTTAATGAGGAGTATACCAGAAAGGTAATACCATTCATCAAAGAAGATTATTTTCAAGACGGAATTGAGAAGGTTCTGTTCAAAACCATCGGGTCGTATGTAGAGAAGTACAAAATAAATCCAGAACTAGAAGCACTGTCTCTGGACTTACAGAAAGTTTCTTTCAACGAAGAACAGTTCAAGGCTGCCAATGCCTATCTAGATGAACTCAAACCATCTAAAGTCAATTTAGAATGGTTGTTGGATGAGACAGAGAAGTGGTGTAAAGATAGAGCCATTTACAATGCTGTTCTGAGTGGTATTCATATCATAGATGGTCAGGTGAAAGATGTAACACCAGAGGCTATCCCTACCATCTTAACTGAAGCACTTGCGGTATCTTTTGATACTCACATTGGTCATGACTATATGGAACAGTCAGATGACCGATATGAGTTTTATCATAATGTAGAAAAAAAGATACCTTTCGATTTAGATTTCTTCAACAAGATAACCAAAGGTGGTTTACCATCTAAGACATTGAATGTGTGTCTTGCTGGAACAGGCGTAGGTAAATCATTGTTCATGTGTCATCATGCCGCAACGGTATTGATGCAGGGTAAAAATGTATTGTATATCACATTAGAAATGGCTGAAGAAAAGATTGCTGAGAGAATAGATGCCAACTTAATGAATGTGACGATGGAAGATTTGCATGACCTTCCGAAACATATGTATGAAGATAAGTTTAGTAGAATACAAAAGAAGACTCAAGGCAAACTAATAGTCAAAGAGTATCCAACAGCATCAGCACACACAGGACATTTTCGTGCATTGTTTAATGAGCTGAGACTGAAGAAAGAATTTAAACCAGACATAGTATTCATAGATTATCTAAACATTTGTGCATCAAGTAGGTTCCGTGCTGGTGCCGCAGTCAACTCGTACACTTACATCAAAGCCATTGCAGAAGAAATGAGAGGTCTGGCTGTAGAGTTTGACATTCCAATACTCACAGCAACACAGACAACCAGACAGGGTTTCGTATCAACCGATATCGGTTTAGAAGATACATCAGAGTCATTTGGTTTACCAACGACAGCAGACTTTATGTTTGCATTGGTATCAACTGACGAACTAGAACAGTTGAATCAGATGCTGGTGAAACAGTTGAAGAACAGATACAATGACCCAACTGCAAACAAGAGATTCATTATTGGTGTGGATAGAGCGAAGATGAAACTGTATGATGTGGCCCAGGCTGCACAGCAAGATATGGTAGACACAGGCCAAGAGGAAGAAATCATTGACCGCTTCGCCAACTTCAAAGTTTAGAACTGTAGAGCGAGAAGAATTCTATACTCGTAAGGAAGATGCTGAGCGTTTGTATGCTGAGGTCATCAACAGATATGGTACAGACTTTGATTTTTTCATAGAGCCGTCGTGTGGTATGGGTGCGTTTCTAAACCTGATGCCAGAAAATAAGATCGGCATAGATATCATTTTTGGTACAGACTTTTTCACTTGGGAATTTCCAAAGGGAAGAAACATTGTCATAGGTAATCCACCTTTCGGTCGTAAAGGTAAACTGGCAATGCAGTTTCTTAACAGGTGTTCTAAGCACTGTGAAGTTGTAGCGATGATATTACCTAGTATCTTTTCAAAGTACACCTTCATCAATCGTGTAAATCCTATGATGCATTTGAAATATGAAACTACTGTGACTGAGTTTGATAGACCAGATGAGATAGGTAAAGGACCTAAAGTAAATTGTGTGTTTCAAATATGGGAGAAGTCTACTGAGTTGAGACCGAAGATAGTTCGACATACTTCTTGTGATGACTTTGATATGATACACAGACATTACTCACGCACATCTCCTGATGAACGTGAAAGACTAAAGAGTTATGACTTTGCCATCTCACAGATAGAAGGTAGAATTAGAAACTGTGAAGATGTTACTGCTGGTAGTGTGTACTTTATCAAAGATAATACACTAGACAAGACAGTAAGAAGTGTGATGGAAAGAATAGACTTTTCAGACCTAAGTAAACATCACGTTGGTGCTACGTCATTGACTAAAGCGGATATTATAGAGGGATATTTGATAAATATAGAAAACAATACACTTTAGGTTCTAATATGGCTTATGAAATTTCAGAAATAACTACTTTGGCTGCTTGTTTTTTTTCTAGAGGTACATTGAATAGAGTTAAATCTGGTGCTGTAACGGATATTACAGTGTTAGCTAATTTTTTAAAACTGTGTCAAGATAAAGCTAAAGATGAAAAGTTAATACATATTGTTTCTGGTAGGAGTGAATTTATAAAAGCGATGGATGCCGAAGAAAATCCTAAAGCCTTATCAGATATGGCTGTAGGAATATCTGGAGCTTTAGCCATTAAAGATTGGTTGGGAGAACATCACAATGAAGGATCAGATCCTAAAATAAAACAAGGATATTTAACAGGTAGTAAATGGCCGCCTGATGTAGCAAAATTTCAAGTAGAATCTGCCGGTATGAAAGACTATAATTCTTCAGATTTGATAGTTTATACAGGTAGGGGTACTGGTATTAAGGGTGGACAGTTTGAGTATTTTTATGGAATTTCCTTAAAGAAAAAAGATACAGAATGGGCATCTGATCCCACACTAATTAATAAAGTATTT